GTGATTTTGAAATTAACAGAATGGTAGGAGACATAATTTTTAAAGGCCTTTGGGCGTGTAAACCGGAAACATCAGGGAATAACACCAACAAATGGTATTACGGAAATACTGATACAACTTTTGAGCCATTAAACCCTTTACCTGACTACTGCAATAATCCATCGGATGCATGGCCTATTATTGTTGATAATAAAATCAGTCTAACCTGCCACCACTCTCGCGGTGAGTGGTCAGCAGTTTTTAATGCCGACAACATTTCCTTTCATGCGAATAACCCCCCCCGAGCCGCCATGATTGTATTTCTCATGATGCAGGAAAATCAGAATGGCTAAATCAGCAGCAGAGCGCAAAGCCGCTCAGAGAGCCAGACAAGCTGCATCTGGCGTGCGTAAGCTGGAAATTGTGCTTGATGCTCAGGAAATTGAAATGCTGGAGCGTAACTGTGCCACGCGTCGCCCCGGGCGTGCGCCTTACGAATTTGGTGAGTATATAGCGTTACTGATCCGCCAAGATGATGCACGCGTGCACGGGCGTATAAAATCGATCAGCAGAAAACGTTGCGGTAAGTGCGGCGAGAGAGCTCCAGTTAATTCATGTCCGTGTAATGGTGACTCACAATGCTGGGTGACTAAAGGCTGGCATGAAACGAAATTAATAGTGTGACATGTCACGAGTAGATTATGCATGATGAATTTGATGGGTTTTGAATACTGCCGCCAACTATGGCGGCTTTATTTTGCATGGTACTATTACCACAACGGTAACTATTACCACGGTGGTTATGATGCCTGCTGAACCTAAAACCTATAAACGCAAATCAACGCAATTTAAGCCGCTCACAGCAATGCAGGAGGCTTATTGCCAGTCATACATCAAAACGCCTGAAAACCAGACTCAGGCTGCGATTAACGCAGGATTCTCCCCAAATACAGCGGCAGTTAAAGCCAGTGTCATGATGCGCGATGAACGCATTCAAAAACGGATTGCCGAGTTGATGGAGGAGCGCAACAAACGAATGCGCGTCAGTGCTGATTACGTTCTCATGCGCCTGGTGGAGATCGACCAGATGGACGTGCTGGATATCCTGAACGACGACGGCGGGATGAAGCCGATCGCTGAATGGCCGAAAGTCTGGCGTACCTCACTAAGCGCGATGGATATCGCTACCATCAAGACGACTCAGGCCTCTCTGCAAAAAGAGAATGGCGAGGCGGATCTCTCTGTGGAGGATGTCGAGCATATCCTGAAGAAGGTAAAGTGGCCGGACAAGGTGAAGAACCTCGAACTGATTGGTAAGCATGTTGATGTCAACGCGTTCAAAGAACGTCTGGATGTTAATGTGAATGTGACAATTGCTGATCGCATAGCAGCAGCCAGGAAGCGACTCAAAGAACGTCAGGATGGTAATCAGTGACAGATACAGCGTTATCTCCTGAAGAGCAGTTGATCGAGGATATTGCAGGGTTCACTCACGATCCGCTTGGCTATGCCCTATATGCGTTCCCGTGGGGGGAAGAGGGGACTGAACTGGCACATGCCACCGGTCCACGTCAGTGGCAGGCCGATGCGTTCCGAGAGATACGTGATCACCTGCAGAATCCAGAGACGCGCTATCAGCCGCTTATGCTGGCACGCGCTTCTGGTCACGGTATTGGTAAATCCGCATTCATCTCAATGCTGATCAACTGGGGCATGTCCACTTGCGAGGATTGTAAGGTCGTGGTGACCGCCAACACCGACAACCAGCTACGAACGAAGACCTGGCCGGAAATTATCAAGTGGTCGAACCTTGCTATCACGAAAGACTGGTTTACCTGTACCGCTACCGCGATGTACAGCAATGATCCTGGGCACGACAAGCGGTGGCGAGCTGACGCAATCCCCTGGTCTGAGCACAACACTGAGGCATTCGCCGGACTACACAACGAGCGCAAACGCATCATCGTGGTATTCGATGAAGCGTCGAACATTGCGGATCTGGTGTGGGAAGTTGCCGAAGGTGCGCTAACGGACGAAGACACTGAGATTATCTGGGTGGCGTTCGGAAACCCGACGCGTAATACCGGGCGATTCCGTGAATGTTTCCGCAAATATAAACACCGCTGGAAAACTGCGCAGATTGACAGCCGGACGGTGGAAGGCACTAACAAACAGCAGTTGCAGAAATGGGTTGATGACTACGGGGAAGACAGCGACTTCGTTAAAATCCGTGTGCGCGGCATATTCCCTGATGCATCTGAATTGCAGTTTATCCCTACCGGTCTTACTGATGAGGCAATGAAACGGGTGGTAACCGCTGCGCAGGTGGCGCATGCTCCGGTGATAATCGGTGTTGACCCGGCATATTCAGGCGTTGATGACGCGGTGATATACCTGCGGCAGGGGCTACACAGTAAGGTGCTGTGGACTGGCAACAAGACTACCGACGATCTGATTATGGCGAAGCGTATCGCTGACTTTGAAGACCTGTATCAGGCTGACGCAGTGTTCATCGACTTTGGTTACGGTACCGGTCTGAAGTCAATCGGTGACGGTTGGGGGCGCACATGGCAACTTGTTCCGTTCGGTGGCGCGTCTACTGATCAGCAGATGCTCAACAAGCGTGGGGAGATGTTCAACTCATGCAAGACATGGCTGAGGCTGGGCGGGATGCTGGATGACCAGGAAACAGCGGACGATCTGTCGGCGGCAGAGTACAAAGTTCGAGTGGACGGTAAAATCGTTATCGAACCGAAGGAAGATATCAAGGAGCGGCTTGGGCGTTCGCCTGGTAAAGGCGATGCGCTACTGCTGACGTTTGCGTTCCCTGTGTCGAAGCGTCTGCGAATTCCCGGGCAGCAGAACCAGCAAGGCAAGGCCATCACAGATTACGATCCCTATGCTTAATCCGCTGGTGGGGATAATGTCGTTGATATCCTCTGATGAGGATAAAACAAAGCCAGCTCATCGGCTGGCTGTTTGTGACATGTCACGGTGTTATTGCTCGCTTAGCTTCTGCTTCAGCAAGTAACCTTCGAGCATCCAGATTTTGTTTACAGCATTCTGCCGGGCAATCTTCCGACCAATTTCTGCATCAAAGTTTTCCGGGCTTGCACAGGCGCTCTCTCCGGTGACGGTGAAGCCGTTGCGCAGCACCAGGACGCAGAACGTCAGCAGAGAAAGTGATTCGTGCGGCTGGTAGTTTACCTCTCCGCCAGTATGTTTCGCTTTTATGGCTTTGCCAAAGGCACCATCTTCTGCTGTGAAATATGCCTCCTGAGCAATAATGCCTTCGATATGGTCTGGCGTAACGCGCGGTGCCGTTTTGCCTTTCTCAACGATTTCTTTTTCGATTTGCTTGTCGTTCATAATCTCACCTTAAAAAAATGCCCGGCGAACCGGGCGAACTGGAAGCAATGAGTTATGCCTTCCGTGGCTGTACGGGTTTACAGCATGAAGTCATCGCAATGGCGTCCTGCTGTAAAAAGGGCGGTGATAGTCCTTCAAGGGAAACCATCACCGCCAAGCCCCTGGAACTTCTGGCATCACGGTCCTTAGGCGTGATTCTGGCGTGGCATGCAGGATTCGAACCTGCGACCAACCGCTTAGAAGGCGGTTGCTCTGTCCGACTGAGCTAATGCCACAACGCTGAGAGCACTTAGCCTGTTAAGGCGCCACACTTTGTCGCGGCTCCATAAATGCTCTCATCGTTGTACCCTCGTCTCTTCCGAGGCGTCACACCGAATCGCCGGGATGGTGAATCCCCGTGCGCGGAATAAAACCGCTCGACTTGCACATTCCGGCTACCTGGTTCGTTTGCCCGAGCAAGGGAGGGTGCCCCTTAAACGTATCCAGACCGCTATCGGCGCATGTGCCATACGCCGTACTGCTCAAAATAAAAGCTCACTCCACCTGTTTAATTTAACGACAAGCCAGTCAGGTTAGTAACCAGAATGAGCTCTTTAGTTACCTGAAAGGTAATAATTCACGCGTTAAATGTCAACCTTCTACGATAAATAAATCATATGTGGTTAAATTGGTAATAATTTAATTGCGTACGGAGTCATTGATATGTGCATGGGTAGCTCACCATCAGTGCCTGCAACACCAGAAGTTCAGGCAGCACCACAGGAGCAGGATGCCGCCGTTGTTGATGCCCGCGACGAAGAAACACGTCGCCGTCGCGCTGCTGCTGGTCGTAGTTCTACGCTGCTTACCGGTTCTCAGGGCGACACATCAACCGCTAATACCAGCGGTAAAACGCTGCTTGGTCAGTAACCGGAGTCATTGAAATGGCGGAAACAACTAAAGAGCGATTGAACAAACAGTTCGCACAACTTGAAAGCGAGCGTCAGTCGTTCGAGCCGCACTGGCGCGAGTTGAGTGATTACATCAACCCGCGTGGTTCCCGCTTTCTGACTTCTGAGGTCAACCGTAACGATCGACGCAATACACGCATTATTGATTCGACCGGGACTATGGCGGCGCGCACTCTCGCCAGCGGCATGATGTCAGGCATCACAAGCCCCGCGCGTCCGTGGTTTCGCCTGGCTACGCCAGATCCTGAAATGATGGATTATGGCCCTGTTAAGTTGTGGCTTGAGGCGGTGCAGAACCGCATGAACGATATGTTCAATAAGTCGAATCTCTATCAGTCGCTGCCGCAGTTATACGGAAGCCTCGGCACATACAGCACTGGCGCAATGGCGGTGCTGGAGGATGACGAGGACATCATTCGCACAATGCCATTCCCGATAGGCAGTTACTACCTGGCTAACTCACCTCGTGGCAGTGTGGACACCTGTTTTCGCAAGTTCTCTATGACTGTTCGTCAGCTTGTTCAGGAGTTCGGGCTAAATAACGTCAGCGAATCCGTAAAAAGCATGTGGGAAAGCGGCACCTACGAGAAGTGGATTGAAGTGATGCATTCGGTTTACCCGAACATTGACCGCGATACATCGAAGCTGGATAGCAAGAACAAGCCATTCAAATCGGTTTATTACGAGGTTGGTGGCGATAACGACAGGTTGTTGCGTGAGTCCGGATTCGATGAGTTTCCAATTATGGCTCCGCGCTGGGAAGTTAACGGCGAAGATGTTTATGGATCATCATGCCCGGGTATGCTGGCGCTTGGACCTGTTAAGGCATTGCAGCTTCTCCAGAAGCGCAAGTCGCAGTTGATTGATAAAGCCACCAATCCGCCGATGGTTGCTCCGACTTCCCTCAAGAATCAGCGCGCCTCCCTTCTTCCTGGCGACATCACGTATATCGATCAGATTACTGGTCAGGATGGCTTCAGGCCTGCTTATCTGGTTAACCCCAGTACAGCAGATTTGGTGGCAGACATTCAGGACACTCGTCAAATCATTAACAGCGCCTACTTTGTCGATCTGTTCATGATGTTGCAGAACATCAATACCCGCTCGATGCCTGTTGAAGCGGTGATCGAAATGAAAGAAGAAAAACTTCTGATGTTGGGGCCGGTTCTGGAGCGTCTGAACGACGAATGTCTTAATCCTCTCATTGACCGCTCTTTCTCGATGATGGTGCGTAAAAATATGCTGCCGCCCCCGCCTGACGCGATGGAAGGTATGCCCCTGAAGGTCGAATACATTTCCGTCATGGCTCAGGCGCAGAAGTCTATCGGCCTGTCCAGTCTGGCGTCTACGGTCAACTTCATTGGTCAACTTGCGCAAGCGAAACCAGAAGCTCTCGACAAACTCAACGTTGATCAGGCAATCGATGCATTCGCTGATATGTCTGGAGTGTCTCCAACCGTCATTGTTCCGCAGGAACAGGTTGAGCAGGCTCGCCAGCAACGGGCACAGCAGCAACAGCAGCAACAAATGATGGCGATGGGGATGGCTGCGGCACAGGGTGCCAAGACGCTAAGCGAAGCTAAAACTTCGGATCCGAGTGTGTTGTCAGCTATGGCGAATGCAGTTAGTGGTCAGGGTGGGCAATCACAATGACAGATTACGAAGACGATCAACTGAAAGAAGAAAACGCCCGTAAGCAACGTGACATGGCGCAGCGTGAAATTGATGACATTCGCTTTGTCATGAGCAGTGAACAGGGGCGTCGCGTTGTCTGGTCGGTGCTGGAGAAAGGCCGTGTGTTTTCCGCTATCTCACCGATGGACGCTATGGCAATGGCGTTTAATGAGGGGCAACGCAATCTGGCGCTGGAACTGTTTCAGCGCGTTATGGCGCATTGCCCTGAACAGTATTTGAAGATGGCCAAAGAGGCCAGTGAACAGGAGTGATCATGAATTTATTTGAGCGTTTGCTGTATCGCCGTCTTTGCAATGAGCAACCAGTCGATGGTGGAGCAGCTCCGGCTGCGTCAGAACCGTCAGCGCCTGCAGGTGATAACCCTGCTCCAGTTGGTGATCCATCACAACAGGAAGGTGATAAGCCACAACCTGTTGCTGATGGCGATAAACCTGCTGATGACAAAAAGCCTGAAAACGATAAGCAGGATGAAAAAAAGGACGGCAATAAACCAGAGGGTGCGCCTGAGAAGTACGAGTTTCAGGCTGCCGAAGGCGTAGAGCTGGATACAGAAGCGTTGAAGGAATTCGAGCCTGTGGCGCGAGAACTTAACCTGACCAACGAGCAAGCGCAAAAGCTGGTTGATGCTTATCCGAAGATTCTGGCAGGTGTTCAGCAGCGCCAGGCAGAAGCCTGGCAGAAAACAACCGAGCAGTGGGCTGCGGATGTAAAAGCTGACAAAGAAATCGGTGGCGACAAGTTGATTTCTAACCTTAGCGCCGCACAGCGTGCGCTTGACCAGTTCGGGACACCTGAGCTCAAAGAATATCTGAACACCACCGGGCTGGGTAATCACCCTGATCTGGTCAAAACGTTCGTGAAAATCGGAAAGGCGATGTCTGAAGATGGCATGGTCACCGGTGGTAATGAAGGCCAGCGTAGTGCGGCCGAAGTGCTCTATGGCAAATAAGAGAGGAAATGACAATGTCTGTTAAAGGCTTAACTGCGCTAACGCTGGCTGACTGGGGTAAGCGCGTCGATCCAAACGGGAAAGTCGATAAGATTATCGAGCTTCTCGGTCAAACTAACCCGATCCTTCAGGATATGCCTTTTGTCGAAGGGAACCTTCCTACCGGACACCGAACCACCATTCGTTCTGGTTTACCTTCGGCCACCTGGCGTTTGCTGAACTATGGCGTACAGCCAAGCAAATCAACCACAGTGCAGGTCACCGATTCCGTTGGAATGCTGGAAACCTATGCTGAAGTCGATAAGTCACTGGCTGATCTGAACGGTAATACCGCCGAATTCCGCCTGTCTGAAGACCGCGCATTTATTGAAGCGATGAATCAGCAGATGGCGCAGACGTTGTTTTATGGTGATTCCAGCGTTAACCCTCAGCAGTTTATGGGACTGTCCTCCCGCTATTCCAGCCTGTCTGCGGGTAATGCTCAGAACATCATTGATGCTGGTGGCACGGGTACAGATAACACCTCAATCTGGTTAGTGGTGTGGGGCGAAAACACCGTGCATGGCATCTTCCCGAAAGGGCAGAAGGCTGGCATCCAGATGGAAGATAAAGGCCAGGTGACACTGGAAGATGTTAATGGCGGCAAGTACGAAGGCTACCGTACCCATTACAAATGGGACAACGGACTTGCTCTGCGTGACTGGCGTTATGTTGTTCGCATTGCAAACATCGATGTCAGCAATCTTTCAGAACCTTCCTCTGCCGCAAATATTGCGAAGTTGATGGTTAAAGCACTGCATCGCATTCCAAACCGTGGCATGGGCCGCCCGGTGTTCTACATGAACCGCACTGTAGGCCAGGCTCTTGATCTGCAGTCTCTGGAGAAAACATCTCTGGCTATCAGCGTAAAAGAGACTGAAGGCGAGTGGTGGACTTCATTCCGTGGTGTACCAATCCGTGAAACTGATGCGCTTCTGGAAACAGAAGCCCGCGTGGTGTAACGCCTGTTATTAACCTGTTGGTCGTAACAGACCCACTAATGGAGAAAGAAGATGATCACCGACAAACTGTTGATGTTCTCCGAAGCTCAGGCGGTTACGAATACCGCGGCTTCTACTGACGTAATCGATCTCGGTCCAATTGATGGAAATCGTCGCGATATCGGCGTGGGTTACCCGCTTGAGTTTTGGGCGCTGGTTAACGAAGCCGCCACGGCAAGTGGTGAGGCAACTGTAAACATCCAGTTGCAGACGAGTGAGAATAACAGCTCATGGTCCACTATTTATGATAGTGGCGAACTGGCAAAGGCTACCCTGAAAGCAGGTAAACGAGTTGTTTCTGCAAAGGTGCCTGCCGGTGTTCAGCGATATCTGCGTGTTAACTACTCCGTCGCAACTGGCCCACTAACGGCCGGCAAATTCACTGCGGGTATCAGTCTGGATGTTGATGCCAATACACCGTACCCGATCCGCTCAAAAGTAACTGGTTAAGGTGATATCGATGTCAGGTGAGAAACCAAGATACCGCGTTCTGCGCCTCTCTCATATCCATAACACACTGTGGCAGGAGGGGGCAGAAATCGAATACGAAGGTGAGCCTGGTAGCGCACTGGAACCTGTTAACGATGCAGCCAGACAGGCAAAAGCAAAGGTAGCAGGAAAGGTGTCTATGGCAGCAACCAGCACCAAAATCATCAACGATGTGTCAGATGATGGTGAACTGGATAAGCTCCGTGAAGAGTACGAATTGCTCTTTAACGAGAAGCCACACCATAACGCCAAAGCAGAAACGCTCCGCGAGAAGATCGCAGATAAGCGTAAAGAACTGGGCGTGTAAGCCTCGCGGATGAGACAAGGGGCTTCGGCCCCTTTATTGCAGGAGTGTATATGGAACTCGTAAACCTCAAAACCGGCACTGACAGCTACCAGGATGAGAGCGGAGAAACCAGAACTCGCGATGAATACCCGTGGGGGCTGTGCATCACGCTGAATAACGACACATTGAATAAGCTGAAGGCGCAACCTCAGGGCGTCGGAACAGAAGTGATGATAACTGCAAAGGCTGTTATTCGAGGCCTGTCTGCCAGAGAAACTGACGATGGCGTTAATCGCAGCGCCGATCTGCAGATCACTGATATGGCGATCGCTCCTGTTTCCGGGGATGTAGAAAAATCAGCGGCTGAAACTCTGTACGGTAACGGAGGTGAGTGATGGCCTCTGTAGTAGAGATCTGCAATCGTGCGCTGTCCAATATTGGCAACAGCCGCAGCATTAACAGCCTGACGGAAGCCAGCAAGGAAGCGGGGGAATGTTCGCTGCACTTTGAGGCCTGCCGTGATGCTGTGCTTTCTGATTTTGACTGGAACTTTGCTACCAAACGCGTGGCGCTTGCAGATACGAGCAATCCACCGCCTGACTGGGAATATGCGTACCAGTACCCGTCAGATTGTCTGCGCATTACTGAAATTATGCTTCCTGGTGTACGCAATCCAACAGCATCAATGCGCGTTCAGTACGAAGTTGGTGCAGACACCAACGGAACAGGAAAGTTGATCTACACAGACCAGCCTCAGGCATGGCTCAAGTATGTCTCTCGCGTTTCAGATGTGAACATGTTTGATGCCATTTTTATGGAGGCGTTGGCCTGGCGTCTTGCGGCAGCTATTAACATGGCGCTGACTGGGAATGCAGACCTCGGTACGTTTGCCCTCAATATGTACAATCGCGTGATTCTTAGTGCTGGCTCGCATAGCCAGAATGAATCACAGGAACCACAGCCACCGGTTGACGAGTTTACCATTGCGAGGTTGTCCTGATGGCTATCAGTTGGATCCAGCCCAGCTTTGCCGGTGGTGAGATTGGACCGTCGTTGTACGGTCGTATCGACATGGCGAAGTACCAGGTGGCATTGCGCAAGTGCGATAACTTTATCGTGCGGCAGTATGGCGGCGTTGAGAATCGACCTGGTACGCGTTTTGTCGGTGCCGCCAAATACCCAAATCGGAAATGCCGCCTGATCCCGTTCCAGTTCTCGACGGTTCAGACCTATGCTCTGGAGTTCGGACACCAGTACATGCGCGTTATCAAAGATGGTGCGTTGGTGCTGAACAGCAGCAATGTTATTTATGAAATTGCCACGCCATATACTGAAGCCGATCTGTTCCGAATTAAATTTACGCAAAGCGCCGACGTGCTTACGCTGGTTCACCCGGCATACCCGCCGAAAGAGCTGCGCCGCTATGCGCATGACAACTGGCAACTGGTTGATGTGGTAACGAAGAACGGGCCATTTGAAGATATCAATATTGATGAGTCAGTGACGGTTTATGCCAGCGCCAGCACCGGGACAATTACGTTAACGGCAAGCGCCTCTATTTTTGGCGCGGAGCAGGCAGGCAAATTGTTCTATCTGGAACAGCCTGCAGTGGATTCTGTGCCGGTATGGGAAACCAGTAAGAGTGCGTCGATTGGCGATATTCGCCGTGCAGACAGTAACTACTATCGCGCCGTTACAGCAGGCAAAACAGGTACTTTGCGCCCTTCGCATACAGAAGGCACATCATGGGATGGCTGGGGCGGATCCGGTGATGATGATACTGGCATTGAGTGGGAATATCTGCACAGTGGTTTTGGCATTGCCCGTATCACTGCTGCAAATGGAACTACTGCAACTGCCGAGGTGATTTCCTATATCCCTTCGCAGGTCGTTGGCGAGGATAATGCCAGCTATAAATGGGCTAAATATGCCTGGAACAGTGTTAATGGTTATCCTGGCACTGTTGTTTATTATCAACAACGTCTTTACTTCGCCGCATCGACTGCGTTCCCTCAGACTATCTGGGCCAGCCGTACCGGGGATTATAAGGATTTTGGCAAAAGCAATCCTACGCAGGATGACGACAGAATTATCTACACCTATGCCGGGCGTCAGGTTAATGAGATCCGTCACCTGATTGATGTTGGTTCTCTGGTGGCGCTGACTTCCGGAGGTGAGTACGTCATCACCGGCGACCAGAACAAAGTGTTAACCACATCATCATTTGCATTCAGCTCTCAGGGATCAAATGGCTCGAGTAATGTCCCACCAATTGCCGTAGCGAATATTGCTCTGTTCGTCCAAGAGAAAGGCAGTGTTGTCCGTGATCTGGCCTACTCATTCGATGTTGACGGCTATCAGGGGAACGACCTGACCATCCTTGCCAATCATCTTTTTCAGAAGCACAGCATTGTTGACTGGTGCTTCTCGATTGTTCCTTACTCCAGCGCATTCTGCATTCGTGATGACGGTAAATTACTGGTGATGACCTATTTGCGTGATCAGCAGGTTTTTGCATGGGCACCACAATCCAGTACCGGAAAATATGAAAGCACATGCAGTATCAGCGAAGGCAATGAAGATGCGGTGTATTTCGTCGTTAACCGAACCGTTAACGGGCAAACAGTGAGATACATCGAGCGACTGTCCAGCCGTTTATTTACCAGCGATGAAGATGCTTTCTTTGTTGATTCTGGCCTTAGCTATGATGGAAGAAATACGTCTGACAGAACGATGATCATCACTGGTGGTTCTGGCGAATGGGATTACCGCGCGGAATATACAATCAGTGTTTCTGGTGGTGCGTACTTCACCAGTAGTGATGTCGGTGCTCAACTACAGTTCCCTTATACCGGAACTGATCCTGATACTGGCGATGAAGTGTCAAAAGAATTACGTTGCGACATCATTTCTGTAACCAGCAATACCGCTGTAGTGGTTCGTGCTAACAGGAACGTCCCGCCATCCCTCAGGAATGTGGCTACCACGAACTGGCAGATGGCGCGCCGGACATTTGGAGGCCTGTCTCATCTTGAAGGCCAGACCGTAAACATTCTCTCTGATGCGAACGTGGAACCACAGAAAGTGGTTTCCGGAGGTGCCGTCACGCTGGAATCACCTGGGGCTGTTGTGCACATCGGCCTGCCAATAACTGCTGAATTCGAAACACTGGATATCAACATTAACGGACAGGAAACGCTGCTGGACAAAAAACAGGTGATCCCGTCCGTTACTCTTGTTGTGAATGCCAGTCGCGGCATCTGGGCGACTACGCCAGGCGGTAAATGGTACGAATATCCACAGCGTGAATTCGAGTTCTACGATGATCCTGTTGATGACGCTACCGGAAAAGTAGAAGTGAAACTGGACAGTAACTGGGGCAAAAACGGACGTGTAAAAATCCGTCAGCTCGATCCGTTGCCGCTGTCTGTTCTTGCCGTTATTCCTCGTCTTACTGTTGGGGGATTCTGATGATCGATGTTCGAATTATTCCCGCCACCAAAGAGCATCTTCAGATGATTTTGCCGGATGTTCGTCAGGCTGATATTGACGAACTGTATGCGGTATCGCTGATGACTACCGAAGATGCGCTGCGTGTTGGTCTTCGCACTGCGACTATGGCCTGGTCAGGGTTCGCGAACGGAGAACTGGTAACCATGTTTGGCGTATCTCCGGCGTCAATGATCGGTGGCAATGGTACGCCATGGCTGGTCGGAACCAGCCGTATCGAAAAATATCAGAAGACATTTCTTCGCCACTGCCGCCCTGTATTGCAGCAGATGCTGGCAGTTTATCCGCGCCTGGAAAACTATGTCGACGAGCGAAACCATGTTGCCAAAGCATGGCTGCACTGGCTTGGATTCAGGCTTGAAGAAGCCGCGCCTTATGGTGCTCTTGGTCTTAATTTCCACAGATTTCACATGGAGAGAAAATAATGTGCGATCCGGTTATTGCTGGTGGCGCAATGCTCGCCATGAGTGGCATTCAGGCATACACCCAGTACCAACAGGGAAAGTATGCCTCGAAGGTTGCAGAAGCGAACGCAGATATAGCCACAGCTCAGGCAAATGATGCAATAAACAGAGGTAACGCTGAAGCTGAGCAACGGCGCAGAGAGACCCGACAGCGGCTTGGTACACAGGCGGCGACAATGGGGGCTACCGGCGCTGATTTATCTACAGGTAACGCGCTGGATATATTTGGCGACACTGCCCAGTTTGGCGCTCTTGATTCTCTGACGACGGCGAATAACGCGCAACGCGAGGCTTACGGTTATCAGGTTCAGGCTGCCAACTATAAAGCAGAAGCCAGTTCAGCCCGTAAACAGGGGAATGTGGGAGCAGCAACAACATTGCTCACTGCGCCTCTGAAGGCATACGGTGCGTACCAGATGTTTGGTGGGACGTGGAGTCCGTTTACTCAAAGCCCCCCTGCGCCAATCGGGGCAGCAGCAGGAACCAGATTACCCGGAGGATTATAATGCCAGTCGTACCAACAGTATCCGGCCGTCAGGTTCAGAGCCGTGGCGTTCAGTCAGCAGGCTTGCAGACGTTTTCTCAGCCTGGTATTGGTGATGCTTTTGTTCGGGCAGGGACAGAGGCAATTGATGTTTTTGGTCAGGCAAAACAGCGTGCCAATATCGCTCTGGCACAGGAGGCATCTCTTAACCTCAGTCAGATAAGCAGCGATCTGCTGAATAACCCTGAAACAGGTTTGCTTAACCTGAAAGGGAAAAATGCTATTGGAAAAGGTCAGGAGTATACGCAGCAGTTTGATGCCCAGGTCGAGCAACTGGCTATGTCGCTGCCGGATGAACAGGCTCGTAATGCTTTCATGCAGCAGGCGCAGCAGCAGCGCATTCAGTTCACTACGCAGGCCGGGCGGCACGAGATATGGCAAATAAATGCCTACGAAGAAGGCCAGTTTCAGGCGACGCTGCTGAACAATGGTAAAAATGCCGCAGCATTGTATGGCGACAACGCCGCATACGTATTGGCTAATAAGCAAACTTTCCAGCAAATTGAGGATTACGGCATTGCGCATGGCTGGAGCGACGAGCAAATCCAGGCCAAGAAAATCGAGTTTAAAGAGAAGGTTGCTGATGCAGCATTGTCCCAGTGGTCGGCAAACAATGCGACCGCATTCATCCAAAGTAATGGCGAGTTAAGTGATACTGCTGCTGGAGCTCGCCGTGCTGTAGCAGATAGTGATTCTTCCGAGCGTGCCCGTGGCATACGCAACAATAACCCAGGAAATCTCGAATACAGCAAAACCAATCCGTGGGTAGGCCAGACCGGTGATGATGGTCGATTTGCTAAATTCGAAACACCTGAACACGGGATTCGTGCATTAGGGCGGAACCTGATGTCGTATCAGAGGCAGGGTATTGATACCGTCAGCGAGATAATTAATCGCTGGGCACCGCCTACTGATAAAAATGACACTATGTCGTATATCAAAGCAGTGTGCGAACAACTTGGCGTTTCTGCTGATGAGCCTCTCGATGCATCTAATCCTGATACCCTGAAGGCGCTTTGTGCAGCCATTATCCATCATGAGAACGGTAGCCAGCCATACAGTGATCAGCAGTTAACTGCTGGTGTCAGTGCAGCACTTGGTTTATCAACAATTCCAACCAACACCAAACGCTATACCGGTAATGCAGCATTCGATGCGGCATCTCCTGAGGCGCAGGCAAGTTTTATGCGACAGGCGGATCAACTGCGTCGGCAGCAGCAGGCTGAATATAAAACGATGATTGACAGCCAAGTTCGCGATGCGACAGCTGCGTATATGCGTGGCGTTGAATTTCCTAACCCACCTGGTGAGGCTGATTTTATTGCAGCTTATGGAGTCAGAGAAGGAAACCTGCGATATACCGAGTTCAGAAATACGCAAATCGCCGGACAGTATATAGGCTCTTTCCGCAACATGCCGACAAGCAGCATTACAGCATATGTTGAGCAATTACGCCCGGATACTGGTGAGACAGGGGAGGGTTATGCGGCACGAGCCGCTCTTTATGACAACGTTGTGTCGGCTGCAAGTCAGGTGATAAAGCAGAGACAGGCTGATCCTGTACAGTTCTCTCTTGCCGCCGGACAGGCAAAGCCTATCGACATGAGCAATAAGGATAACTTTGGACAGAGCGTTGCCTTGCGTGCTGCTCAGGTCAGTGACCTTGCTAAGTCATATGGCACTCCACTGACGTTCTTTTCCAAAGACGAGGCCAATCAGATCGGTGTTTTCTTTCGTGATGCGCCCGTTTCCCAACAGGCAGCATATCTCGATACCATCAGGCAGAGCACTGGTGGTGGGCAGGTGTATATGTCAGCACTACAGCAGATCAGTGCCAACGCTCCATCTGCTGCCGTTGCCGGGATACTGATGGACAAGCCTGGTGGTATTTTGGCAGAAAAAAACTGGTTTAATCCGGATGTTTCCGTGTCTCCTGAAACCGCTGCGCAGACAATTCTTGCTGGCGCGGCGGCTCGTAAAGGTACTGATGACGCGAAAGGTATTCCGATGCCTAAAGATGCTGATCTTCGCCTTGAGTTTTCTGACATGGTGAAGGATGCATTTGCTGGTGATGCTCAGGGGGCATCAATGGCATACGAGATCGCAAAGGACTATTACGCTGGTGTGATGGCGAAAAAAGGCGTGGTATCAGGCGAAATTGACAATGATATCTGGAAACAGGCTGTTAACGTAGCTACAGGTGGCGTGCATGACTATAACGGAATGGGGAATGTTCTTTTGCCGTGGGGAATGTCTGCAGAGCAATTCGATAAGCAGGTTAATCAGGCTTGGAATGAACAAGTTGTCGGCACCGGGATAAAAACACCGCCTGGTCAGTATGGTTTGCAAAGTTACGGCGATAGTCAGTACCTGGTGAAACTTGGTACTGGTTATCTGCTGAAAGATGATGGTTCTCCTGTTGTTCTTGATCTGACACAGAAGCGTCAGAGATTCTCCGGAGATATTCCGCAATGAGTTACTTTGGCCTTAATCCAGTAAACCAGAATCAGCAGCTTGACGAAGCAGCATCAAATCCAGCTGGCTTTAACAGCGATGTTGGTTTTTTCGACAATGCTGTAGGAGCGGCATTGTCTGGTTTGTACTCCGGGCTGGTGGCAAAGCCAGATCAGTTGCTATGGGCAGGGATGGATAAAATCGTATCCCCGATTGCTCAGCTTGTTAACGAAAACACCTCGCTCAATGACACTTCAGTTTCATACATTGCTGAGCAGAGAAAACTAGCAGAGCAGCAGGTTAAGCGGCTGACGCCTGATGCCGCGACAACCGGAACCGCCGGGCAGGTCCTTTATGGGTTGTTCGATATGGGCGGGCAGGCTGTTGTCGGTACAACGCTCGGTGGTCCGGTCGGAGGTGCTGCGGCGGTAACTTCTCTACAGGGTTTTTCTGAGTTTGAACGGCTGACAGCACAGGGTGTTGATTTCAGGACGGCGCAGGAAGCGGGATTAGTGCAGGGTATTACTGCTGGTGCCGGAACACTGATCCCTATGAGCCTCGGGTTACGTGCTGGTGGTGCGCTGGCGGAAGGTGTGGCGGCTCAGCTTGCGCGGACGGGTGAAAGTTCAGTGCGACGCGCCGCAGCAACAGCAGTACGTGCAACGCCAGATATTGCCTATGCCGCAGGTACAAATATTGCGTTCGGTATGGCACAGCGTGGGCTTACTGCAAAAACGCTTCGTGATGGTGGCTATAGCGAAATGGCTAACCAGTATGATGTGTTGGATCGACAGGCAATTGCTATTGATGCTGTTCTTGGGGTGGCGTTTGGTGGTGTCGGCAGATTTATTAACTCTCGCGGCGAGTCTACAAGCGCACCAAATTTTTCACCAGTTGATATTGATGCTGCACTGGCGGCGAATGCCGCTCATCATGCTGAAATTGATATTGCTCCCGGCGTTCCGATCAACGTGCTTTCGCGTAATTCGCACATTCAGGCTCTGCGAAAAGCCATGTCTGATGTTAGCCAGGGGAGACCTGTAGACGTTGCCAGCATTGTTGAGTCTGCATCTTTCAGTGAAATTCCTGGGCGCAAGAGTCTGCTGTCTCAGGCAGTTAATGAGGCTCTGTCATCTGTAGATGATGGAGTAACGGCGCGCGCTATAGAAAATCGGTTGCTTGAAGAACAGGCCGCGCAGCTTTTGTCGCGTGGCGATAGACAGGTTTACCAGTCTGAAATCGCTAATAGCCAACGAATTATTGAAAATCTCACTGAACAGCGCGCACAAATTCTTGCAGAAGAGCCAACCGGTAGCGGTAAGGCTTTATCTCGTGCTCGATCAGATAAACAGGCCAGACTTCGCGATATTGACCAACGAATCCGGCAGGCACAAGAACGCCTGGAATTTTCCCGTAACGTGTTGGCACCGCATGAGCCTGGCGGTCAGTTTTTTGAAGCTCGAGCAGAACTGGCACGGAGACAGCAGGCTGAAAGTGAACTTAATGCTCAGGCTGTTTCATTCTATAAAACAGCAGAGGTCAGGACGCCAGACGAAGTAGCTCCTTTTGAGCCCGGTAAGATATTGCAACAGGCAGAACAAAAGATGATGGCAGATCCGGCAGGAGATATTGATCTGCGCATAGCTGAAGACTCGCTGCTTGAATCACCTGACATGATAATCACCGTGCTGGATGATGATGGTAATCCACAATCGCGCAGTGCGCGTGAAGTACTGGATGAAGCGAACATGGAAAGTGAGCAGGCAATACAGGATTCCAGCCTGTTTGATGTCGCTGTGGCGTGTTTCTTGAGAGGTTAAATTAAATGAGACAGGAATGTATACAAGCGGTTCAGCAGGCGGCGCAGCGCACGTTAACGGCGCGAGAAATACAGAACATTGAAGACCGCATTTATCGAAATATGCGCTCCATTGCTCGTGATGACCCGATGTCGTGGAGACAACTTTCCGAATCAGAGCGGCTATATCGAGCAGCACAATTGGCATCTGAAGAATTACAGCGAGAAGCGGCATTAAAGAAACGTCGTGTGGCCCTCACTATAGCCGCACGTCAGAGATTGGATAAATTTATCAATAGCTATCAAGGGGCTGATGGGAAACTTGGCGCTCTTAACCGTACTATTGCTTTTAATGCAGACGGTAAATCGAATTTCCTCTCTGTTGAGTCCAGAACAAAAGCCACTCGTGATTATGCATTGAGTCAATTGCAGGAGGCATTTGAAGCAGTTGATCCTCGCTTTTTTGGCCTGTTTGAAGATGAAGCTGGCGTGCGTGACCTGGTATATGAAATGCGAGGACAAAATACTGGCAATGCTAAAGCAAGAAAAGGTGCTAAGGCGTGGAGAGAAGTGACAGATCTACTGCGCCGCCGGTTTAATGATGCTGGCGGGGACATTGGCTATCTCGAAAACTGGGGGATCCCTCAACATCATTCTATGGAAAAGGTTGGGGCGGTATCAAAGGATAAGTGGGTTAGCGATGTTATAGGTAAGCTGGATCGCAAATATTATATCCGAGCCGATGGACAACTGATGAACGATGCCGAGTTGTCTGCATTTCTTGGAGAGGCTTATAACACGATCGCTACTGGTGGGCTGAATAAGCTTACTGATACCGGAATGCGAATTTCCGGCGCACGTGCTAACCGTGGTAATGCATCACGACAGATACATTTCAAAGATGCAGATTCCTATCTGCAATATCAGCAACTTTATGGCGATCGCTCTCTATGGGAAATCATGGTCGGTCACCTGGAAGGTATCAGTAAAGATATTGCACTGGTGGAAACATATGGCCCAAACCCAGATCATGTTTTCCGCTCTCTTCTTGATCAGGTGAAGGCAGAAACGGCAACAGCTAACCCGAGTAAAACCGGTAAAGTCGAGCGGCTGGCGAACAACACAGAGAATCTGTACAACTTTATTTCCGGAAAGACACAGCCTGTAGCAAATCCGCACATCGCGCGATGGTCTGACAATATCCGCAACTGGCTGGTTGCCAGCAGACTCGGATCCGCGTTGCTGTCATCGTTCTCTGATCTTGGAACCATGTATCTGTCTGCGAAGGTTACCAACCTTCCAATGAACCAGTTATTCCGCAACCAGCTTGAAGCTATGGACCCAACGAACCGTACAGAACTTGCGCGGGCGCGCCGCGCTGGTCTGGCGATGGAATCTCTACTTGGCAGCGTTAACCGCTGGGCGATGGATAATATGGGGCCGTCAGTGTCTCGCTGGGCGGCAACGGCGGTAATGCGTGCCAGTGGGCTTACAGCATGGTCAGATGCGCACAAGCGCGCCTATGGCGTAACCATGATGGGAAGCCTGGGAGAAGTAGTGTCACGGACACCAGACCTTCGTAGCCTCGATGACTCTGATTTTCGTATCCTGAAAAGCAAAGGAATTACTGACACAGACTGGAGCGTATGGAAGCTGGCGCAACAGGAGGACTGGGGGAACGGTAATAATACGATGCTGACACCGGAAAGCATTATGCGTATCCCTGATTCAGCAGTTAAACATCTTGGTGAGCCTGAACGCGTGAAATTTGAGGCAATGCGTAAACTGCTCGGTGCCGTAACTGAAGAAGTTGATATGGCTGTTATTACACCGGGAGCACGTGAGCAACTGATAACCGGTTCTGGTATTCAGCGTGGAACATGGAAAGGTGAATTAACGAGAAGTGTTTTCCTGTTTAAATCGTTCCCTATCTCGGTGGTTATGCGTCACTGGTCACGCGCTATGGGTATGCCGTCTGCTGGTGGGCGTGCGGCATATATTGCGACGTTTATTGCCAGTACGACCATTCTTGGCGCTTTGTCGCAGCAACTTAACGACCTTGCGTCTGGTCGTAATCCTCGTGAGATGACAGGAGAAGATGCTGCTAAATTTTGGCTTGGTGCTCTACTGAAAGGTGGTGGTCTTGGCCTTTACGGTGACTTTTTATTGTCAGATCACACTAGGTACGGAAGCGGCGCGCTGGCGTCGATGCTTGGCCCGGTAGCTGGTCTGGTTGATGACGTAGTGAAGATTGCTCAGGGCATACCGTTAAATGCTGTGGAAGGGAAGAATGAGCAGACTGGTGGTGATCTGGTCAAGCTGGGGAAAGGTCTGATGCCAGGTGCGAATCTCTGGTACTTAAAGGCGGCTCTCGATCACATGATCTTTAACCAGATGCAGGAGTATTTTTCACCAGGTTATTTGCGTAAAATGGAGCAACGTTCGAAGAAAGAGTTTAACCAGACATACTGGTGGCGACCTCAGGATGTCACTCCGCAATAAGGAAGTGTTGTGTTTTTAATTATTTTGAGTGTGATAATTTTTGGTGGGTTGTTATTTATTGACCGCTACAAATATTTTCTTAACCCTCAGACTCAAGCTATTTGCTGGTTCATCTTTGTTGTGCAGGGAATAGTTCTTGTTGCAAGCCTTATTGAGGGGAGGCCTCTGATTTTTACTGGGTAAATAGGTGACTACATGCAAGCTATAGGATTCATTGTTTATATCGTCGTTGGTCTTTTTCAGTTGGCAGCAATTATGGCTGGGCTTGAATCATGGTGGGGATTGCACTGGATAATTGCAGCCCCCATTGCTTTCATCGTGAGCTATATTCCATTTGTTGGAGCGATTGTTGGTATGGTTGGCGCTGTGGATGTATGGCGGTGGGAGTGGTGGCAGGCTGGCATTCTCTTCTTTGGTGGGATCATCTTTGCTGTTGTCTGCGGTGGAATGTCATCATTTTTCGAATGGCTATCATTCAGAAAAGGGACGTGACATGTCACAGGCCGCTTTCGCGGCCTTGTTTTTAACGAATGCCACCGCCACCCGGGCGGGAATCCGCAGAACGCCCACCGCAGCGGGAGCCGTCAGCGGCAGTATCGCTGTCGTGCTGACAACGACCGGCAAAAGCCTGAGTTGAAGCTACCAGAGACAACAAAACGAACAGTGCAGCAAATGCTTTTTTCATTGTGAAATTTCCATCTATAAGCCACCTCAATGTGGCGTCAATGAGTGTAGCACTGACTTTTGTTTCGTCCACAAAAAAAGCCCGCAGCGCTGGCTTACCAAAACTTGTACCACGGGGATTTATCCTTCAATGGGCAATCCTTCCATCGTGTGGCCAACCATTCATATTCTTTAAAATATGTGTTTATGTTTTCTTTTTCTCTAATGGCTTGTATAAGAGGTAGCGCAATCTGATAGTTATTTACAACGGAGCTGTAAAATACTTCCTTAATCATGGTCTCATCATAAGTTTTCCGCTTCACGCTCACAGCCATGCGTTCGTAGAAACCTAGACAGTAAATTATTTCTCTCTTCTCTGTCTTTTCTTCATCCGTAAGATCAGCCTGCCCATTGCTTGGATACATATAAGAGCGGAATGATTTGTTCGATTCGTGAATGCGGCGCATAGTAGATAGGCCTTTCTTATAATCTACATCAAACCTGCTTTCACCAAGGAATACTGAAGTGTGTACTTTTCTCGCTGTATTTACATTATAAATAATAGTAGCGATAGCTATGAACAAGCCAAGCGAAACCGCGACTGCACTTACGATTTGAGCCACAGCCATGGCAAATTGCATTTCTTCACTTAACACAAACTGTCTCCAGACATGAAAACGGGGCCTAATGGCCCCGTCATTAAACTATCCGAATGTTAAACGCCTTCGTACTCGTCAAATTTTCTCATGTGGGCTCCTCCTGTATCGGTGCCTAATCGCTATGGATCACCCGTGAGGTAATAGTAAGCTATTCACCTGCAATCTGTACAGAATTATTTAAAGGCACATCCCTGTGCCGCCGCCCGTCAGAAGAACCCAGCCTTGTCGTTGATGTACTCCGCGTGCGTCTGGATATCACGCAGGCATTTGCTCACACCAACGATGTAGCAGAACATGGTGGTCAGCTCCGCCGCCGCGCCCGATACGTCGTGCCCGTCGTCCTGTAACTGGTTCAGCAGATTCATCAGCAGTGAGTTCTCCGTCAGGCCGAGAACACCAGACGGAGAATGAATCAGGCTACGGTAGCCGGGCTTCAGTGGGGCACTGTAGGTTTTGTTCTCTATCTTCATCGCCTGCATTACTGCTGACGCCGTGGCGTTGGCTACCTGGTCGGCAACCATCTTTATGCGTTCTTCCTGCGTGAGCGAGTTTTTAATGTAACTTCCGGTGCGGCGGATCTGAGAAAGAACCTCACCTGTAACCCATTTACGAAAGCGGTATGGGATAGTGCCTGGTGTCACTGCGTCGCGGCAGCGGAGGATCAGTGTGTAGAGGCCTGACTCGGAGATGATGTTGATCTCTTTTACTCGGCTGTCAAAAATTGCACGATGTTCATGCCCTATGTTGAACATAGACCTTTCATCATCATCCAGTTTTTCAAGTGCTTGGGTGACGTTTTGGATACGCAGCGCACTACAAACGTCTTGGGCTACAAACCATGGTTGGCCATCGATAATGATGGAACGGATAGGGTTAACAGATTCAAATTTGAAGATGGCAGTTTGAGCATTAGCCATGGTGGTTATCTCCACTTAGTGATTTTAATCACCACCGCAACGCCAATTACTGGTGGTGAACTGGACAAGGTTGGCGTACCGGCCTAAGTGGTACCGGCGTCCTTTCGGACCCCTGCCCAGCCCACCATAATTCGGATATAGCTGTGCTTAACGCATAAAAAAACCACGTCTGGCGTGGTATGCGCCACTTAGTAACTCGGGACGCCAATCCCGGCACTGGATTTTGCCAGTGCCCGATTACTATGGCACAAGAGGAGTGCGATGTAAATTAACCGCAAAGGTAAATATAAGCACTCCACTTGGTAATTGCAAACCTTATCTGGTTTGTTTTCGTAATTGTTCGGCACAATAGTCGAGATGTGTTTGCAGATCCCGCATAGACATCTGTGAGCTGGTGACGTAGTTAATCAGTGCAGTCAGTTCGGCAAGTGGGCCATCGACATTAAATCCATCCTTATCGAGATCCCGGAGTAATTTCATCAAGTGCGATCCCTCCACCAGTGACTTGACGCCTCCCGGCGTGTGAATCCTTTCGGTAAATCCGTCTTCCAGTGGATAGTGATACCGCTGCATCTTATCTTCTCCATGCAATAACTGTATGTTTATACAGTAGCAAATAATTTGTTTGCTATCCAGCACGTTTTGCAAATTACCATAAAGGTAATATCTATTGGTATTTATAGTCTTTCTATACATATATGGTTTTTCAGGTAATAGAATAACCAGATATGCGGCGCAACGGGTGCTGCGACTATCTGGAGATTTAACATGACGGTCTCAACCGAAGTTGACCACAACGAATACACCGGTAACGGCGTTACGACATCGTTTCCGTATGCCTTTAGGGTTTTCAATAAATCTGATTTGATTGTGCAGGTTGTTGATATTCATGAAAATATCACCGTACTGACTCTTGATACTGATTATATAGTTACCGGGGCCGGAGGATACAATGGTGGAAATGTAATATTGTCGAAGGCGTTGGCCAATGGCTATAAGATTTCTATATCACGAGAGCTACCGGTTACACAGGAAACTGATCTGCGCAATCAGGGTAAGTTCTTTGCGGAAGTGCATGAGGATGCTTTTGATAAGCTAACGATGCTGATCCAGTTAGTCAAAAGCATGGCTCGGCTGGCTCTTCGTAAACCATCATTTAGTGCCACTTACTACGATGCACTCGGCAATCGTATTCGTAACCTTGATGATCCATTATTTCCTCAGGACGCTTCCACGAAGAAATATACAGACTCATCTATCAAAGGAGTTATTAACAGCAACATATCTAAAACACTCCGTTTCCCTGAGATAGTAAGCGAAATGGCATCAGCATCTTCTAGGGCAAACTCAATTCAGGGGTATGACAGTTTAGGACGTCCTGTTCCTATTTTTTCAATTACAGATACTGCTGATTTATGCCTTAAGCTAGCAAGTGTCAACGGATCATCATACGTTGGTACCAGATTTGGTGATACACTTGAACAGACACTAAATAGTGCTCAGTTCATTAATTCATGCAGTTTAGTCACATCTAAAACACTTGAGAGATTATCAAGGCCTAACTCAAAAATAGTGTTAGTTGGTGACAGCTTAAGTGCCCCATATAATATAAGCACAGTGGATCGATCAAGCATTTTTGCCGCTCATCTTAAGAGAGTTTTGCAAGAGAAATTCCCAAGTTCTACTTTATTTAACAGAGCAATTGGTGGAATGAGGTACTATGACCTTGGAAAAGATACACCAGCAATCTTATAACTCACAGTACCCATGGTATTCAGACACGAACAGACGCTGGATTGATTACATTCGTGATATTAACCCTGATGTTGTTATTATTGCTTTTGGCATGAATGACGGAGATGGTTGGGATGTTGGTAACTTCCCGCAGAAAACTTTTTTTAAATTGATGGCTGAACTGAATGATATTACTTCAATGCCTGAAATTGTTTTTTGTACAAATATCCTCCCATCAAGTACCACAAGTGACTCTGAATTTAGCAGTTTAGAAGCTCAGAATGGACGAAACGCAATGGCAGGATGGACTCGGTCATATGCGCAGTATGTTGGCGCTGGGCTTATTGATTTTAATCGTTACTTTAATGCTGTACGTGATGGGATTGATGTGGTTTCTGGTAATTATGTGAGGGCAACTATTTCAAAAGATGTTACATTGCCTTATGAATATGAAGATTTATCATATGCTTACTCCGTAAGGATTCAATTTGTAGATATTGAAATCCTTAGTTCTGGGATTCAATTTCAATTGTCTTCATACCATAATAATTTCATTAACTTGAAATATACAGGCTCTGCCTTTGAAACCACACACTATACTGCATCAACAGGGACTGTAGGTGTTTTTATGCGCAATATTGTTAAATTATCTGCTCCACTTGGTTTGTTTTCAGTTGAATTTAAACTTATTGGAAACTTCGTTGAGATAACACTTAACGATAACGAAATACTATTCAGTAGTAATATTGTAAGGTTTGGTGGTTTATTTTATCCTCGCATCGGTGGTTCAGGGAACTGCAAAATTGATATGCAGCCGATGATTCCTGTTAAGCTTAAAAAGTCAATGACTAACGAAGATGTTTATTCGCCTGGTAGTGGTAATAATAAGAATCACCCAACAGCTTATGCAAGCTCTAGAATATATCCACCGGTTCTTGATGGATGCTTTAATAGCATTTTCTTTAAAGAGATGAAAACTGATGGCGTTTACCTTGATTTTATCACAGGACAATATGAAATAGTTAATAGCTATTCTCCTAACTTATCTAAAAAAGGAAACGTATCTGATATTCTTTCCTTTGTTTCAGGTGACCTTATTTATTCCTATTCATCAGATATTTTAGAAGGGGCTGTTTTTGGTTCCGCAAATAAATGCTATATAGACAGTAATAAGTTTTTGCTAGCTAATCAGAAATTAAGAGGGATTACTGTTATTGTTGAGGGGAAACAATATGCAGGTGGAGAATTGGCGTATTATGTCACACTTGGTGAGGGGTTAACTGGTAACCGTCTGCATATGACAATAACCGATAATAATATTCCACGCTGTACTGCAGTGATGAATGGAGTATCTTCTGATCTTATCGGTTCAAATTCGTTTCAGGTAAACCCATCTATTTTTCACAAACATACTAGTTCAATCGATGTCAATAATGGAATTCATTCTATGGCATACGATAATCACATGGCCTCTGGTAACATTGCAGAAACTGAAATATCTGAACTTACTCAGGATATTGTATCTAAAATAAAACTTGGTTATGCAAGTGAAACGACTTCTGGAGTTGATGTTGTTATTGCCAGAGTGCAGGTTATTTTTGATGGATTAACATCATCTGGAGTTTGCAGGAAATAAATTTTGGCAACTAATAAACCGCCTTACATTTATGGTTGTTTATGAATATTGTCATCAAAAACCAATGAATTGATAGTTATTTCAGAATATCTGATGGTTAAACATATATGGTTTGTTGTGTGTGGTGATCTGTAAGTGAAGAGGTTCGATATGTACAAAAAAAATGGTGTGTGCTATGTCGGTTAACATAACAACTGAGTCTTTAAATCAATGGCTTAGTGTGAGCTCTCTTGCTGCGGTTATCGTAGGCGTTCCGCCAGAGGTGGCGCTCGGTGCTCTTGCTGGCGCGGTGATTTTTGTTACCTCTGCGGTAGAGTATCCAATTCGTCGTCGCGTACTCTTGTCGATGCTCAGCTTTCTCTGCGGACTTCTTTTCTACAAACCAGCAGCATCAATTCTTATCGGCATAGCCAGCCTGATCCCTACCATCACGCAGGACTCTTTTGAAAAAGGTATTGTTTTCTCTGCTGGCGCATTCGTGTCAGCAATTGTCGCTGTGCGTATTGGTATATGGCTCTACCACCGTTCAGACAATCCACGCGATTTAATTCCGGGGAGAAAAGACGATGGTAACGCATGAGTTTTTTTTGCTTATCACCAATGCAGTTATTTGTACTGGCATAGCAATTCGCGTTGTCACATTCCGGCGTAACGGCTCTCAACATCGAAGATGGGGAGGGTGGCTTGCTTATTTCCTTATTGTTGCTGCGGCCAGTATTCCTGTTCGTGTCGTCTATGCAATCTGGTTACGCACGCCAATGGCTGTGGATTTATCTGAGGTCATTATCAACGCTGTCATGCTTGCCGCGGTTATTAAAACACGCGGTAACGTTGTTCAGATTTTCAAAATATCGAGGTCTAAACATGGAGATTAAACAATTCCAGCGAGCTGCTGGTATTAGCGAGGCGCTGGCCGCACGCTGGTTCTCGCATATAACTTCTGCGATGAAAGAGTTTGGTATCAGCAAACCAGAAGATCTGGCAATGTTTATTGCTCAGGTCGGGCATGAATCTGTGGGCTTCACCAGATTGCAGGAGAATTTCAACTACAGTGTCAGCGGTCTGGCTAACTTCGTTCGGGCTGGGCGTCTCACTCAGGGGCAGGCTAATGCACTGGGTCGCCGTGCTGGTGAACCACCATTGCCACTCGAGCGCCAGCGAGCGATCGCCAATCTGGTGTACAGCAAACGCATGGGGAACAATTCCCCTGGTGACGGCTGGAATTACCGAGGCCGTGGACTTATCCAGATTACCGGTTTGAATAACTATCGTGACTGCGGAAACGGCCTGAAAGTGGACCTGCTGGAGAATCCTGAACTGTTAGCGCAGGACGAATATGCGGCTCGTAGCGCGGCGTGGTTCTTCTCCAGCAAAGGTTGCATGAAGTATACCGGCGATATTGCACGTGTAACTTTGATTATCAATGGTGGCAGGAACGGCATCGACGACCGGAGAGCGCGGTACATCACTGCCAGTAAGGTGCTGGCGGTATGATCTGGGCATTCGTAAAAGCATACTGGAAACAGTTGCTTATCGTGGCGGTGCTTGCTGTTCTGGTCATATCAGGGGTTGTTGCCTGGAATGTACACGGTAGTCGTCAGTACGACGCCGGGTATGCACAGGCGAAAGAAGACCGCAAAACCGAAGATGAGAGAGTTCGTCAGCACTACGAACAGGAGAAATCGATCAATGAACGTGAAGCGCAGCAGAGGATCGACCAGGCGCGCAATGATGCTCTTGATGCTGCCGCTCGCGCTGGCCGGTTGCAGCAACAGCTCGTTGCCATCCGTGAGCAGCTCAGGCAGTATAACGCCATTGTCGGCGCTGGGACGTCAGCCGCAGACACCGGAGTTTTGCTTGCCGACGTGCTCAGTAAATCTCTCGAGAGAAACAGACAACTGGCAGAGTATGCTGACCGGGCAGCCGAAGCCGGAAGAGTCTGTGAAAAACAGTACGACACCCTGACCAGATAGCATGGCATTTTTCATGGTACTGATTTCCGGTGACGGTATATAAAACGGTACGGTAAAAATTGAGATTTGGAAAAATGTTATCACTCAATTGGTTATGGTATCCGTAAATAATTGAGTGGGAATGATTTGACCCTGCACTATGAATGAACAAAACCCTCTGTTACTACAGAGG